CTTGCGGCTATGGGCGAGATATTCTTACCGGCTGTTAATGCGGCCCTTGATGCTATGAATGATAAAATGCAAAGGCATGCAGAAGGCGAACTGGTCGATAAAGTTTTAAGCGGAAAATCAACGAACTATGCGCAGGCTATAGAAATATTAAAGAAGGAACGTGATGAGATAATAAAGAACATAGGTGGCTGGTCGGAATTGCAATATACCGGCGGTTCGCGATTAAGGGTACAACAAATACAAGCACAAATTGGTGAACTTGAAGCACTTTTAGAACTACAGAAAAGAATGAACGCCCAAAGCAAGCAATCAGATGGAACACCTCAAACGGCAGTAAACAAACCAATAAGTACAAACCTAGGATTAAAAACATTTGACTTTGGACTACTCAATCCTTTTGCAGGCACAGTGAATGGTGGAATACATCCAGACTATCTTGCAACCGGTACACCTCTACCGATGCAAGATATAGATCTGGAGCGGTTCAGTCAGCTTGAATACGCAAGTCAGATTACTGCTCAATACGCAGATAAGAGTAAGATACTCAAAGAACAAATCGACCAACTAAATGCCGCTTTTGCAAGAGGCGACATTGACGCTGGAACTTATGTTAGAGCGCTTGATGATATGCAAGGACAACTTGATGAGCTCGACACGCAAACCCTGCAATACAAGCAAACAATCGAGCAGCTTAAAAATGCATTTGCGAGTATCGGGCAACAAACTTTTGTAGACACGTTCAAGTCACTTGGTGAATATCTAGCGTCCGGGGCTGATGGTGCGGACAATTTTGAACAGGCCATGATGCGGTTGATGATGCAGATCACAAATCAGCTCCCTCTGATGTTTCTATCGGCAGGTTTGCAGTTGATTATCGCTAATAATATCCCGCTAGGGCTTGCCCTTATTGGGATGGCAGGCATAAGCGCAGTAGGAGCGGGGGCATTGAATTATACTTACTCGCAAGCGACAAAGAACGCGACTGGCGGTGTGTATAACTCGCCGTCGCTTCATGCATATTCCGGTGGCGTATATGACAAGCCTCAAGTTTTTGCTTTTGCCAAAGGTATCGGAATATTCGGGGAAGCTGGACCTGAAGCAATCCTCCCGCTTAAGCGCACGTCAAGCGGCGAACTCGGCGTAAGGGCTGAAACTTCCGGGGCGGTAAATGTGATTGTAAACAATTATACAAGCGCTGAAGTCAAAACGAACGTCGAGACACTAGCCGACGGGACAAGACAAATTATTATGACGATTGAAAGCGTGGTTAAAGGTATGGTAAACTCTGGAAAACTGGACGGGGTCCTTTATCGTGGTGGACTACAGCCCGTTGGCATAAGGGGGTAAGCTATGGAAGTCTGGCCGGCGACTTTACCGCTTCCTGAGCAAGAAGGATATAACGAGGTGCAGGCGAACAACATTCTGCGTACAGCAATGGATGCAGGAGCGCCGAAGCAGCGTAGAAGATACACTGCAGTTTATACCACAGTTAAATTTCAGATGACACTCACAAGTGCACAGACTTCTACTCTGATGAGTTTTTATAACCTTGTCGGCGCTGGTAATTTTACCTGGACGCATCCGCGGACAAGTGCATCGGTAACCGCTCGATTTATAGATTCGCCGATATTAACTGCAAAGGCGAACTACTTCCTTGCAAATGTAACGTTGGAGGTGTTATGAGGTCTATATCAGCAACTGCACGGGAACAGTTTTATAAACAGTCATCCGGTTATTCGCTCCCGATCTTAATAGAGATAACTCACGGCGTATCCGGATACATGGATCCTCTTCGGCTCGCAAACAATAGCGAGACGCTCAATTACAACGGTAACGACTATTATCCGTATCCGTTCATCTTTTCTTTTCCTGCAATCCTTGATAACGGGGCAATACAAAATGGGAAAATACAAATTTGCGCAGTGGACCAACAGATTGCGCAGATCGTAAGGAGCACGAGCACACCGCCGACAGTGCGAGCAGTTGCAATGTTCTATTACAATAACGTGACGGTCACTTTCGAGCCTGTAGCAGCCTGGGATTTTGAGATCGCTAACGTGTCGGGTAATTCTGAGGTTATATCAGCGGACTTAATTTATGAAACAAGACTTGAATACGAATATCCTGTCGGAGAATTCAGACCAATAGATTTTCCGGGGGTGTTTTAATGGTTCCATGGATAAACGACTATATCGGGATACCGTACAAAATCGGCGGACGAGACCGGAGCGGTTGCGATTGCTGGGGCCTCGCTTGCTTAATACTCAGAGAACGATATGGAAACGATATAGACAGATATATTTATTCAGACGTTGAAGATGGCTATGAAATAATAAAACGAGAAAAAAAGTATTATGAGAAGATAGACGGCGAACCGATACCAGGCGACTTGGTGCTTTTTAAGATGATGGGAAAGTATTTTCATATCGGCGTTGTGGTTGGTGAACCTGATGAACGGAATATGCTGCATACTTTAATAAACCACGACAGCGCCTTAGACAGATACAACGGCCCGAAGTGGGCAAGCAGAATAGAGGGGGTGTACCGTGTCCTATAAAATACTTTTGAGAAAACATCCGTTTATGCAGTCGTCTTACGAAGTAATAGAAAAGACAAAGAGCGAGCCGATAGAGAGATTGCTCAAAGAGTTTGACATAAGCCAGAGATATATATTTGCCATAAACGGCGTCATAAGCGACGATCTGAAATACAAACCTAAAAACGGCGACACAATCACAATTAAAGTTTTACCAGAAGGCGGACCTGACGAAGCAAGAAGCGCAGGAGGAAAAACAGCCGGATGGGGTGGCTTTCTTGTTGTTGTTGGCTTTATAACATCATTCTTTCTCCCGCCCGTTGGCCTTGCTATCATGGGGGCAGGGCTTACCGTAGGATTTGTCGGTGTTGGAATTATGGGCATCGCCGACATGTGGGACAAACTGTCAAAGTCTGCAAACGTAACAATGACTAAAAACTTACCGCAGATTGCAGGCTCACGAAATAGTATAAACCCTTGGGGTAAAATACCAGTAGTGCTTGGCACCCATAAAATATCGCCGTATTACGCAAGCAAGCCTTATACAACAATATCGGGGACTGATGGCGACACTCAATATCTTTATGAACTCTTTGCAATTGGATATAAAACGCTTTCCATTTCAGACATAAAAATCGGAGAAACACTTTTAGCGAGCAATTCCGCCGACATAAGAAATGGCACCATTACAATTGACGGGAATTATTCAGACGTAACACTTGAGATACGACAAGATGGGACGCTCCCAGCAAACTGGTCAAATACGATACTTGAAGATAGTATCAGCGTGCAAGCAAAATACGGTAAAGAAACTTGGCGGACTACGCCAGATAAGGCAACGAAGGCCGTGGTGGAAATTTATTTGCCACGCGGATTATTTAAGTATAAAGATGATGGAGGAATAGATAATCACTCAGTAACAGTGGAGATAAAATATCGCACCGCTGGGAGCGCTACTCCATGGGCGAGCTGTCCCAGTATCGGTACGCTAAATATAACCCGCAACACAACAACGGCAATGCGGTTCAGGTTTGAGAAAACTTTAACAGCCGGTAAATATGAAATTGGAGTAAAAAGGACTACAGCTGACGACACTACCGACAGTAAAAAGATGTCGGATACTTACTGGTCAATAATGCAGAGCTGGACAGCATCCGCCCCTGTATCTACCTCAATACTCGATAAAGTATGTTTGCTTGCGGTAAAGATAAAAGCAACTGATCAGCTCAACGGAGTAATTGACAATTTGAATCTCATCGCAAAATCCGTTGTACGAGTAGGACCGAACTGGAATACCTCAACGATAAGCAATAACCCAGCCGATCTGTTTGTACACGTCGCAACGCAGGCGGCAAATGCCAGAGCAATTCCGGACAACAAAATTGCCTGGTCAATCATAAACGCTTGGCGCACAACCTGCGTAAATAAAGGCTGGACTTGTAATGCCGTAATCACGAGCGGTGAGAAGTTAAAATCGGTTCTTAATCGAATTGCCCAGACAGGAAGAGCGT